TGAAATAAGGCATAAAAAGTGCCCCCGAGTAGGGGGCAGCCAGAGTTAAAAGTGTGGTTGCCAGACTATTCAATGCCACCTTTAGGGGGCTACCACAAGAGATAGACCCTTATAGGGTCTGATCAAACCACCCGTTCAACGGGTGGTTTTGATTATGCCCATTTTAGGGCAACTATGCAGAGGGCGCACGGTTTTGTGTGTCCTCTTTTTTTTGAAAGGGGAATTGATATGACCGAGGAACAAAATCTATTAAGTGGGAGCGTACCAAAGAAATTGGCTGCTTTTGCGTTCCCGCTGCTTCTGGCAAATATCCTGCAATCATTCTACAACGTAGTGGATATGTTGGTAGTCGGACAAATTGTAGGTGATACGGGACTGGCAGCCATCAATAACGCATCGAAGCTATGCTATATTATAAACTCCATTTGTATTGGAATGACAATGGGAGGAGCTGTCTTGATTGCCCAATACAAAGGAGCAAATGATAAAAAAGGACAAGCTGAAACTTTCCAAACACTGGCTATACTTTCTTTTGTGTCTGCTCTGCTTGTAACTGTTATCGGTTTGATATTTTACCAGCCGCTTTTTCGGGTATTAAATGTTCCGGCAGACGCATATCAAGATGCCTGCGATTACATGAAAATCATTTGCTGGGGAACAATATTTGTCTTTGGATATAACGCTGTGTGTTCTGTACTCAAAGGCTTAGGTGACTCCAAATCTCCTCTTTATTTCGTAGGGATCGCCACGATCATCAATATTGTTTTGGACATTTTACTGGTAGGCCCTTTTGGAATGGGAACGGCCGGGGCTGCTTATGCCACTATCACAGCACAGGGAATTTCTTTCGTGATTTCTATTTTCTATTTAAGAAAGCATAAAGTATTTTTCTCCGCTAATGTTCACAAGAAATTTGCATTGCATATGGATAAACTGGTTTCCATCCTTAAAGTTGGGCTGCCTACCGCAATTCAAATGGTAGTAGTAAACACGGCCTATCTGCTTGTAACAGGTATGCTAAATCAATTTGGTACTTCTGTATCTGCTGCTTCTGGTATCGGATTGCAGATCAATACCTTTGCCGGTATGCCCTGTTGGGCTATCGGACAAGCGGTTACAGCGATGGTAGGCCAGTGCATGGGTGCCGGAGAGATAAAACGAGCGCGGAAAGTAGTTAAAATCGGTTTGCTGCTGAATATTTCTGTAACCCTCGTTGTTGTAATTGTCGTTCAGGTTTTTGCCGAACAACTGATCCTGCTTTTTGGCAGTACCAGTGCAGAAGTAATCAATGACGGAGTGTATTATCTGCGGGTTTGCTGTGGTGTCAATAGCCTAATTTACGCTGCCATGTATACGTTGGACTCTTTTGCGATTGGGGTAGGTGTTGCAAATATTGCTATGCTCAATGCGCTGCTGGATGCGGTAATTGTACGTCTGCCGGTGAGCTGGCTTCTTGCCTTTACACTAAGTATGGGCTTTCCGGGTATTTATTATGGACAGGCCCTTTCTCCGATTCTACCTGCGATTGTAGGATTTTTCTATTTTCAAGGTAAAGGTTGGGAGAAGAAAACACTTATTCATGATAAAAGATAAGAACAAAATTCTTTTTTCAAGTTGCGGTGAAATCAGCGATTTTACTTTTACAGCAAGGTGGGCCAACTACCTGCCAAAGTGGGCCAGTCTGCCTTGTGTGGATTGGCCCATTTTGTATAAGGGGGAAAATTGTATGTGCAGCTCCTAACCAGCATTTTGATGGACTCATCCATTCAAAAAATTTTTTCAAATTATTTTTCAAAAACTTTCCGGTTTGTACCCCTGAGATGTGTTCTGGTTATGTGAGGAGGCGAAAAACAACCAGCTCAAATCTGCAAAAAGGAGGGATGTGGCATGATGTCTCCCTCTGACTATGAAAAGCGGATCGTCGCCATGGTAGATTCGTTCACCAAGACGGTGGCCCGGAATTTCAGCAGAAATCTCAAACGGGCAAAGGCAAACCGGAAGAAGCATTTTTCCGATGAATCGATAGACTATCTTCTTGAACTTTTAAGCCACGACGACAGGTACCCGTCTGACCATTTTGTGCTTTATGCGGACGAGCTATCCTGCGTGGTTCACAGCGAAACTTTATATAAAGCACTTTGCTCCCTGCCGGAGAAGCAGCAGAAGGTCTTACTCTTTGACTTCTGGGGAGCCCTCCCGGATGGGGAAATTGCAGCCAGAATGGAGGTGACGACTCGCACTGTCTACAACCTAAGACAGCGCGCATTTAAGGCAATCAAAACTTTCTATGAGCAAGGAAGCTCAGAGCCATGAATTAACGTATGACCTAATCAAGCGAGCGGTTCACGGCGACCAGGAGGCAATCGAAGCATATCTCCTGCATTATGATAGCTATATCAATTCTCTGGTGATGTATGACGAAGTCGGCCCGGACGGCCAACTACATTCCTACATTGATGAGGACATGAAGATACAAGTACAGATGAAGATCGTGGACGCATTACAGAACAAATGGAGGAAACTCATATGATACTCATGCCGGATTTATTTTCCTTCGCCTACGTCCCGAACTGGTACTCCCAGCTTGATATGCTGGCGGAGATGGCCCTGCCGGAACCGTGGCGATTTAAAAACCCTATATACTTAACGAAAAATCCAGATACTCCGATTTTGGAGCGATATATTCATGCGATCTTTAAAAAACAACTGATTGACTACAAGGAAGAACGGATACCCAGCAATGCAGCAAAATTCTTCCATATAGAAAATGAGTTTTGTTGTTTCCATACGGGCCTTTACACCAAGAGATATAAGGCGATCTATGCCTGTTTCGACCGGAATAAAAAGAAGGACTCTATGTTGGAATGGTATTTCAGGGGCTTTGCGGATGAACTTTCTCCGCTACTCCGGCACATTTCACCATTGCCAGAGAAGCCCAGCTACTATATGACGCAATATGGCGTCAATTATAACCCGGAATGGCCGATCCGCGTCAACGTGGATCATATCCTTGGCGATGAGGAAAACCTTTCCCGTATCCCGGCAGAAATCCGCGAAGCGCAAAACCTGCCCCTGCTTTTGGAAACGGCAGTTGAGTTGGCGCGGCGGAAGGCTGTGGTGGAACCGAGTATTGTGGTCCCACAGGGGTATCAGGGCCGGGTGCAATACTTGCTGCCGATCTGCCTGACCGATATGGAGCAGCCAGACCTTGCCATGACCCTCACGATCATGGACGGGTATTACTTGGGGAACACCTGCCTCACCTTAGAAATGGCGTACCTCAACGCGCGGCTTCTTTCCAGACCGGTGGCGCATTGGCTCACGGACATTGTGGAATAGCTGCGCACAGATCGCAGGCTCGCTCCCCGGTAGCCGGATCGGCTCTGGCGGAAAGGAGTGACCGGTTTGCGTCAAAGCAAGAAGGAGGTTGAACAGGATGACATAAGAGACAAAATGCGTCCGGTATACTGCCCGAAATGCGGGTGGAAACTGCTGGACGCGGTAAAGGGTACAAAGACATTGATTAAGATCCCCCACAAGGGCCGGTATCCTGATTTATATGTGAAGTGCGGGCACTGCGGCGCGGAGGTTGGGATCATCAAAACTGAATAGCTACCACCGAATGTTCCGGGCTGGTTCCGGGACTTACCGGATAGCTGCGGCAATACGACAGCCCCCATAAGGAATGTATATGACGGGCGGGCAACGGACAGCGAAGCCGGGAAACCGGTGCGGCGTTTGTCTGAGCATGATGCACGAAGGGGTGATTTCATTCTATCATCTGTGGTTGCCCCTTCATCACGCTGTCTTGAAAGAAAGACAGATGGGATATTGAGCCTGGCAAGCGGCACTTTTGTGCTGCTTGTCAGGCTCTTTTTTTCGTTTTAGCGGCAAAGGTGCCGCCTGCCGGGCTCCGAAAGGAGAACGGCAAATTGAAAATCAATTACACATTTGCAAATGGTGAGACCTCAGATGTAGAGGTCAATGAGGAAATCGGAAACTTGATTCTGGATTCCAGGCGGGAGGAAAGCAATCAGGATCGGAAAGAGCGGTACCATTGCTATTCCCTGGATGCGGCGGAATATGAAGGCGCGGATTATGCGGACGGCAGTACGCCGGAGACAGAACTTTTCCGGCAGCTTGAAAACCAGCGGATCAAAGAGGCGTTTGGGCAGCTCTCGGAGGTACAGCGGCGCAGGCTGCTGATGCTGGCCGAAGGGGTATCCCTCCGGGAGATTGCCCGCCGGGAGGGCAAGGACATTAAGACTATACGGGAATCCATCGAGGGAGCCAGGAAAAAGTTTTTGAAATTTTTCTGAGACATCCCCCCTCAAACCGTGCTTCAAATCTCCGTATGTTGAAGGACATCCCGATACCGTCCTTCAGAAAGCAGAGGTGATGAGATGAAACACACATTGCAGATCCGTGTTTCAAAAAAGCCCGTGAACAGCGGCGCGGTCAGTGTGCGGAATGTCTCCGTGCGGGAGCGGTTCATGCGTTTCCTGCTGGGGGACAAGGTCAGGCTGACGGTCATCGTTCCAGGCAGCACGGTGGAGGAACTGTCCATCCGGGAGGTTGCGGAAGGAGGGCTGGCGCATGAGTAAGATGAAACTTCTTCTGGACGTGGTATCCGATCTCCGTTCCCTGGCAGACAGTTTGCAGGCGGTGGCGGACGCTGTCGCACAGGGCGGACAGGAGCAGCCGGACCAAACCACGGAGGAAAAGCCGACTCAGAAACCGGAAAAGAAAAATGTTGCAAAGCAAGTGGAGAAGGCAGAGCCAAAGCCGCTGACGCTGGAACAGGTGCGGGCGGCTCTGGCGGAGAAGTCCCGTGCCGGACACACATCGGAAGTAAAGGCGCTCCTGATCAAGCACGGTGCGGATAAGCTGTCGGACATTGACCCGGCGGAGTATCCGGCGCTCCTTGCGGAAGCGGAGGTGCTGTGATGGGAAAACACGCATTGCTTTCCGCATCCTCCAGCCACCGGTGGCTGAATTGCCCGCCTTCCGCAAGGCTTTGCGAGAAGTATGAGGATGCGGGCAGCGAGTATGCCCAGGAAGGGACGGACGCCCACAGCCTGTGTGAATACAAGCTGAGACAGGCGCTTGGCATGGATGCCGCTGACCCCACGGAGAACCTTTCCTTCTACAACGAGGAAATGGAGCAGTGCGCTTTGGACTATGCGGCCTATGTGCTGGAACTGGTGGAAGGCGCAAAGAAATCCTGCAAAGACCCGGTGGTGCTGATTGAGCAGCGTCTGGACTTTTCCCGTTTCGTCAAAGACGGCTTCGGAACCGGCGACTGCGTCATCATTGCAGACGGTACTCTCGATATTGTGGATTACAAGCATGGGAAAGGCGTGGAGGTGTCTGCGGTAGAAAATCCCCAGATGATGCTGTATGCCCTGGGCGCTCTGGAATTGTTTGACGGCATCTATGACATTGATACCGTCCGCATGACCATCTTCCAGCCACGCCGGGATAACGTGAGTGTCTGTGTCATGGCAAAGGATGATCTTTTGCAGTGGGCCTATAACGACTTGACCTATAAGGCGAAACTGGCCTATGAGGGCGGCGGGGAGTTTGCCTGCGGGGACTGGTGCCGGTTCTGCAAGGCGAAGGCGGTCTGCCGGAAGAGGGCGGAGTACAACCTGGAACTGGCGAAATACGATTTTGAGATGCCCGACACACTGGAGGACGCGGAGATCGCTGCCATCCTGGACAAGGCGGATGAACTGGCCGCCTGGGCTGCGGATGTGAAGGAATACGCGCTCCGGCAGGCGCTCAGCGGGACAGAGTATCCCGGCTACAAGGTGGTGGAGGGGCGCTCCAACCGCCGGTATATCAGCGAGGACGCGGTGGCCGATGCCGTTTCCCAGGCAGGATATGATCCCTACGCCAAAAAGGTGCTGGGCCTTACGGAGATGCAGAAGCTCCTGGGTAAAAAGAAGTTTGATGAGCTGCTGGGCGGCCTGATTGAAAAGCCACAGGGCAAGCCCGTCCTTGTGCCATTGTCCGATAAGCGGCAGCCTATGAATACGGCACAGAATGATTTTAAAGATTGAGGAGGAAACCAGAATGTCAAATAAAGTCAAGAACCCGATGAAAGTGATCACCGGCCCCAATACCAGATGGAGCTACTGCAACGTGTGGCAGCCCAAGTCCATCAACGGCGGCACCCCCAAGTACAGTGTCAGCCTGATCATCCCCAAGTCGGATACGGTCACCATCAACAAGATCAAAGCGGCTATCGAAGCAGCTTATAAGGAGGGCGAGGCCAAGCTGAAAGGCAACGGCCGGAGCGTACCGGCGCTTTCCGTCTTAAAGACGCCGCTCCGTGACGGGGATGCGGAGCGCCCGGACGATGAAGCCTACGCAAACGCCTACTTCGTCAACGCCAACAGCGCCACGGCTCCGGGCATTGTGGACGCGGACCGCCAGCCGATCCTGGATACTTCCGAGGTTTACAGCGGTGTGTACGGCAGGGCGAGCATCAACTTTTATGCGTTCAATTCCAATGGCAATAAGGGGATTGCCTGTGGCTTGAATAACCTGCAGAAGATCCGTGACGGTGAGCCGCTGGGCGGCAAGTCCCGCCCGGAGGATGACTTTGCGGATGAGGACGAGGATTTCCTCTCCTGACACAGAAAACCGCTGGAACCGGGTGGCGGGGGTATCAGCCCCTGCTGCCCCATTGGCGGTTGAAGGGAGATGATGAAAAGAAATGAGGACATTGTCCATAGATATTGAGTCATATTCGGATGTGGATCTCTCCAAATGCGGCGTGTATAAATATGCCTCCTCCCCTGCCTTTGAAATCCTGCTGTTCGGCTATGCAGTGGACGGCGGAGATGTGCAGGTGGTCGATCTGGCCTGCGGGGAACAGATCCCGGATGAGATCATCTCTGCCCTGTCGGACACTTCCGTGACTAAGTGGGCGTTTAACGCCATGTTTGAGCGGGTGTGCTTGTCAAACTTCCTGGGGGAATGGCTGGAGCCGGAAGGCTGGCACTGTACGATGGTGTGGTCTGCCACGCTGGGACTTCCCCTCTCTCTGGAAACTGCGGGGGCCGCGTTGGGCTTGGAGAAACAGAAGCTGACAGAGGGCAAAGACCTGATCCGGTATTTCTGCGTTCCCTGCAAGCCGACCAAAGCAAACGGTGGCAGGACACGGAACCGGTCGGAGCATGACCCAGGGAAATGGGAACGGTTCAAGGCATATAACCTCCGGGATGTGGAGACGGAAATGCAGATACAAAAACGGCTCTCCAATTTTCCGGTGCCGGATGCCATCTGGGAGGAATACCATCTCGACCAGGAGATCAATGACCGTGGTATTGGCGTGGATATGGAACTGGTCCGGCAGGCCATCGCCATGGATGTCCGTTCCCGTGAACGGCTGACGGATGCTTTGCAGGAGTTGACGGGATTAGAGAATCCAAACTCCATACAGCAGATGAAACAGTGGCTGGCAGACCACGGGTTGGAAACGGACACCCTGGGAAAGAAAGCGGTGGCGGAGCTGGTTAAGACAGCGCCGGAGCCGCTGCGGGAGGTCCTCTCACTCCGGCAGCAGCTCGCCAAGAGCAGCGTGAAGAAATACACGGCGATGGAGAACGCAGTTTGCGCAGACAGCCGGGCGCATGGAATGTTCCAGTTCTATGGAGCGAACCGTACCGGCCGGTTCTGCCTTACGGGGGATCATGAAGTTTTGACTGATAAAGGATGGGTCAGATTGGATGAGTGGCATGGCGGCAGAATTGCCTGCTGGAATCCAAATGGAGAAGCAGTATCTTTTCAAAAAGCAAATGCACTTAAATTTCCGTACAAAGGATTGATGTACGAGTATTGTGATAAACGTATCTCGCAAATCAGTACGCCGGAACACAAGATGTATGTCAAAAGGCGTTATGGCGGAGAGTGGATGGTTGATACCGTGGAAAATATGGAGTGTTATCGTCCCAGCATCCCTTTTACCGGGTATCGTCAGACGACATCCGGGATGGAACACAGCATCCTCCGGGTATTGGTGATGGTGCAGGCTGACGGTTGCTTTGCAGATGACGGGAGTGTTCTACTTGGTTTTACAAAATTACGGAAAGTGGAACGTTGCAAAATGCTTCTCCGAGCTGCGGGTATTACATTCACATATAGAGTGTATGAAGAAAATCCAAGACCGCGGCATCAGTTTAAAATAATTTCTCGCAATGTCCCACTGTGGTTGAGAATATTTCGCAATAAAACCTTTGACACATGGCTGTTTGATGAAAGTGCGGATGTATTTTTTGATGAACTGGTATATTGGGATGGTTACCGAAGCGCGAAAAACAGTATCCAGTATGTAACCTGCAACAAGCAAAATGCGGATATAGTGCAGGCATTTGCCCATATCACAGGAAGAGCAGCACAGTTAAAGGTCAAAGACCGCAGAGAGGAGCATCCTAAGTGGAGTGTAGCTTATGTGTTGGATATTTGGCTGACTCCGAAAAATTGCCATGAGGTACGAAATAAGTCGAAGAAATTTCAGTTTGATGGGACTGTTTACTGCGCAGAGACTTCCACAGGATTTTTCCTTGTCCGGCGAAATGGGCGTGTATGGGTAACTGGTAACTCTGGGCGTTTGATTCAACTTCAAAATCTGCCCCAGAACCACATATCCGATCTGGTACAGGCACGGGCATTGGTGCGGAGTGGTAATTACGAAGCGATTTCCCTGCTCTATGAAGATATCCCGGATACTCTTTCCCAGCTTATCCGCACGGCATTTGTGCCGCAGGATGGCAGGAAGTTCATTGTAGCGGATTTCTCCGCAATCGAGGCGCGGGTAATCGCTTGGTTTGCCGGGGAGCGGTGGCGGCTTAAGGTTTTTGAAGATGGGGGCGATATTTACTGCGCATCGGCAAGCCAGATGTTCCATGTGCCGGTGGAGAAGCATGGCGTCAATGGACATCTCCGTCAGAAAGGAAAAATCGCGGAACTGGCCTTGGGCTACGGCGGATCGGTGGGCGCATTGAAATCCATGGGTGCGCTGGAGATGGGGCTTGCCGAGGAGGAACTGCAGCCTCTGGTAGATGCGTGGCGCAGTTCCAATCCCATGATCACGCAGTTCTGGTGGGATGTAGACCGGGCAGTAAAGGACTGTATCAGACAGAGAGTCCCTACGGAGACACACGGGCTCCGCTTTGATTACCGGAGCGCCATGCTCTTCATTACGCTCCCTTCCGGCCGGCGGCTCGCCTATGTGAAACCAAGGATCGGAGAGAACAGGTTTGGTGGGGAGTCGGTGACTTACATGGGTGTGAGCGGTACGAAGAAATGGGAACGGCTGGAAAGCTACGGTCCCAAGTTTGTGGAGAACATCGTCCAGGGTACTGCCCGCGATATTCTCTGCTATGCCATGCGGACTCTGCGTAATTGTGCCATTGTTGCCCATGTGCATGATGAGGTCATCATTGAGGCCGACCGGCGGATGTCGGTTGCGGCGGTGTGCGAACAGATGGGCAGGACGCCGCCCTGGGCGAAAGGGCTGAAGCTCCGGGCGGACGGATATGAATGCGAGTTTTATCAGAAGGATTAGAAGGAGGTGCAGCCTATGGGCATCAACAAATATAACAGCGAGGGCTACTATGACCCGACGGTCTATGAAGCCTTCTCCCATATCGAAAAAGAGGAAAAAGCGGCAAGGCGTGTGTATCGGCCGCTGGTCTATATTTGCTCTCCCTACGCTGGTGATGTGGAACGGAATGTGAACATGGCAAGGCTATACAGCTGTTTTGCAGTACGGAATACCTGTATCCCGATTACACCACATCTGCTTTATCCACAGTTCATGGATGACGGCAGCCCGGCGGAACGGGAACTTGCCCTGTTCATGGGAATGGTGCTGCTCACGAAATGTGAACAGGTATGGGTGTTCGGCAGCGTCATATCATCGGGGATGCGGGCAGAGATTGCGAAAGCAGAAAAGAAGAACATACCGGTGCGGTATTTTACAGAGGAATTGGAGGAGATGCCATGCGCGAATTAAACATTGCCTACGGCAATAACCGGCAGGCGAAGAGATGGGTTAACAAGACCATCGGGTTTGATGATTTGAAAGAACGGCTCAGAGTGACTATCCGTACCACCGAGTCCGCCGAGGAATATGCGAAGATGAGCCGTGCGCAGCGGGACACAGCCAAAGACCACGGAGGTTTTGTGGCGGGTGTACTAAAGGGTGGCAGGCGAAAGGCCGATACTGTGGAGAGCCGTTCAATGGTGGCTCTTGACGGTGACCGTATCAATGCTGATTTTCTGGAAAGCTATGAATCACTCTGTCCCTATACCTCTGTGCTGTACACCACCCACAGCAGCACGGAAGAAAATCCACGTGTCCGGCTGGTGTTCCCGCTGACCAGGGATGTGACCCCGGAGGAATTTGTGGCGGTCTCCCGCTATCTCGCTCAGATGCTGGGTATCGACTATTTTGACGAATGTTCCTACCAGCCTAATCAACTGATGTACTGGCCGTCCACGCCTGCAAACGGTTCATTCGTGTATAAGGAGACGGACGGACCGTGGCTTGACCCAGATACAATACTCAGTGAACATCCGGAATGGACAGACCCCACAAGGCTTCCAACCTCCTCCAGGGAGAGCAAGGCGAATACCACTGCACAGCAGAAGGTGCAGGACCCGCTGACCAAGGAAGGTGTCGTGGGTCTGTTCAACCGTACCTATTATCCTATCAGCAAGGCGTTGGAGGCATTTCTCTCTGATGTGTATGAGCCGACCGATAACGAGAGCCGCTGGCATCTGATTGCATCCTCCAGTATGGCTGGCGTAGAGATCAAGGAGGATAAGTTTGTTTACAGCCACCATGCCAAAGACCCGGCGTACCTGAAGATGTGCAACGCCTTTGACATCATCCGCATCCATCGCTTCGGGGATCTGGACGACAAAGCCTCCTATAAGGCCATGTGCGAGTTTGCCATGGAGCAGGACGAGGTGAAGATGCTGGCGGCAAGCGAGAGAACAGCCGGTGCGGAGACAGATTTCTCCGGCGGCGAGGATATCGACTGGCAGAAGCATTTGCAGTATGAGCCTCGTTCTATGGTGCTAAAAAACAACCTCCACAACATCACCCTGATCATGGAGAATGACCCCAACCTCAAGGGCGTTGTGTTCAATCAGCTGGCAGACGGCTTGGAGATCAAGGGCGAGGTGCCATGGAAACATCCGGCAAGGTTCTGGCGCGATGCGGATGATGCGCAGCTCATCAGTTTCGTGGATTCCCATTATGGCTCGTTTTCAGAACGTAACTACCGCATTGCGGTTACTAAAGTGACGGACGACCGTTCCTATCACCCTATCCGGGAAATGTTCGAGTCCCTTCCGTCATGGGATAAGGTCAGGCGGGCAGAGACCGTGCTGATCGATTGTCTCGGTGCGGAGGACAACCGCTATGTCAGGGCGGTCACCAGGAAGTCGCTGTGTGCGGCGTATATGAGGGTATATTATCCCGGCATCAAGTTTGACAACATGATTGTTTTAAATGGGGCTCAGGGCATTGGCAAAAGCACCCTGATTTCCTCTCTGGGCGGGGAATGGTTCTCGGACAGCCTTGCCCTTTCTGACATGAACGACAAAACAGCCGCTGAGAAACTGCAGGGGTACTGGATTCTGGAGATCGGCGAGCTTGCGGGCATGAGAAAGGCGGACATCGACAAGGTCAAAGCCTTTATTTCCAGGCAGGACGACAAATACCGTGCCAGTTTTGGGCGGAGGGTGACTCCGCACCCAAGGCAATGCGTGTTCTTTGGCACGACCAACAGCGAGAACGGGTATCTCCGCGACATTACCGGCAACCGCAGGTTCTGGAACGTCAAGGTTACCGGCCAGGGAAAGTGCAAGCCTTGGGAGATGACCGCCGAGGTGGTTCAGCAGATATGGGCGGAGGTCGCCGAGATCGCCAGGTCGGGAGAAAAGCTGTATCTTGATGCTGACCTTGAGGCTTACGCCAGGCAGGAACAGCGGGAAGCGATGGAGCAGGACGACCGTGAGGGCATCGTGCGGAATTATCTGGATATGCTCCTCCCCGATGATTGGGACAGCATGGATTATTACCGGCGCAGGGAGTATATCCGTGATATTGACGATCCGACCCGGGTTGAAGGCACTGTGAAGCGCCAGACCGTGAGCAATATCGAGATCTGGTGCGAATGCTTCGGCAAAAGCAAGGAGGAGATGCGCCCCTCGGACTCCTATGCCATATCCGCCATTATGGTGCGGATCGAGGGCTGGGAGAAATGCGGGGTGCGGCAGATGCTCCCCATCTATGGCCGGCAGCGTGTATATACGAGGACAACCTGACCCGTCCATCACCTGTCCGGGAGTTGTCCATGGCCGGAAAACGCAGTCAGCACAAGGGCTTTCTGCAATTTTGTGGACAACTGGACAGAAAAAACTATAAAAGACAAAAATATGGAGTTTTATATGATAGAACCCGTCCTGCACACGGGCGAATGCGCGTATTTCGCGCGTAAGGGATTTTTTCGTCCACTTGTCCGCAGAACTGGAAAAACGCAGTGATTTCAAGGGTTTTGCTGTGGACAGGCTCTGTGGACAAGGACTGGACGGGACAACGTTGAAAGGAGAAATCGGAAATGATCAGGAACGGAAGACCTTATACGAATGAGAACGGATTTACCGATGGGGCGCTGATCACGGATCGTGAGGATGATGTGATTACAGCGGTTGACGGATGGATCAGAAAGAATATCCGTACCGGGAAGAAGATCCTGCAGGGACACACGAGTTACGGGATGAAGCACCTGTTGGAACATGACACGGGTGTTTACCTCACCAACAACGAATTCAAGGACGCCGTGCTGCTTGCCGGATACCGGCCCGTGAATCCGGACAGCCTGAATTGGAAGTACCGCATTGAGCTGACACGGGAAATCAATGACAATCCCAGCCCGTTCTTCCGCTGGGCGGGGAACTTCGAGGCGGATGCCTCGCCATGCGGGGATTTCGTCCGGGATATGCTCCACGACTTCGAGTTCCCGGTCCTGGCGGAACACGATGTCATTGCACGGTATCTTGGCCGTATCGGCGCCTGCAGCGGAGCAGTGGAAGCATTCGAGATGTTATGGAGGGAATATGAGGGAACAGCAGATTGAGCAGAACCTGGCAAAAGCCGTGAAAGCGGCAGGCGGCATCGCACCGAAATTTACCTCTCCCGGATTTGCCGGGATGCCCGACCGCTTAGTGCTGATGCCGGGTGGACATATCGGCTTTGTGGAGGTAAAAGCACCAGGTGAAAAACCGAGGCCCCTGCAGCTTTCCAGGCACAGGCTCCTTCGGCGGTTAGGTTTCCAGGTGTATGTGCTGGATGATGAGAAACAGATTGGAGGGATCATTGATGAAATACAGTCCTCATGAGTATCAGAGATATGCCACGGAGTATATCGAGACACACCCTGTTGCGGCGGTGCTTTTGTCGATGGGGCTTGGCAAGACGAGCATTACCCTGACCGCTTTGAACGACCTGCTGTTTGACCGCTTTGAGATCCACAAAGCCATCGTCATTGCGCCCCTCCGTGTGGCACGGGATACCTGGCCGGCAGAGATTGAGAAATGGGACCACTTGGGCAGCCTGATCTATTCCGTGGCTGTGGGAACAGAGGCGGAGCGGCTGGCGGCGCTGAGACGGCAGGCAGATATTTACATCATCAACCGGGAGAACGTACAGTGGCTGGTAGAGACAAGCGGCATCCCCTTTGATTACGATATGGTGGTGGTTGATGAGTTATCTTCTTTCAAGAATCACCAGTCCAAGCGGTTCCGTGCCATGATGAAGATTCGGCCGAAGGTGGGACGGATCGTGGGACTGACCGGGACGCCCAGCAGCAACGGGCTGATGGATCTGTGGGCTGAGTTCAAGCTGCTGGATATGGGACAGCGGCTGGGGAGGTTCATCGGCCAGTATCGTACCCGGTTTTTCCTGCCGGACAAGCGCAATGGGCAGGTGGTGTTTTCCTACAAGCCCCTTCCAGGGGCGGAGGAACAGATCTACCGGCTGATCTCTGACATCACGATTTCCATGAAATCCACCGACTATCTGCGGATGCCACAGTTCGTTTCTTCTGGTTATGAGGTGTATCTTTCTGAGGAGGAAGTGCAACGGTATGTTTCCTTCAAGCGGGATCTGCTGCTGCAGCTCCCGGACGGGGAAATCACCGCCGCCAATGCTGCGGCTCTTTCCGGGAAGCTCTCCCAGATGGCAAACGGTGCAGTATACACGGATGACGGAGAAACCATTGCCATTCATGACCGGAAACTGGATGCCTTGGAGGACATCATCGAGAGTATGGGAGGGAAACCGCTCCTGGTGGCTTACTGGTTCCGGCACGACCTGGAACGGATCACGGAACGGCTCCATAAGCTGAAGATCCCGTTTTCCAGGCTGGATTCTTCGGAAAGCATCCGCAGATGGAACGCCGGGGAACTTCCGGTGGCCCTGATCCACCCGGCATCGGCGGGACACGGGCTGAACCTTCAAAATGGGGGTTCCACCCTCGTGTGGTTTGGCCTGACCTGGTCCCTGGAACTTTACCAGCAGACAAACGCCCGTCTCTGGCGGCAGGGGCAGCAGGCTGACACCGTGATAATCCAGCACATCATCACGAAAGGCACCATTGACGAGCGGATCATGAAAGCCCTGTCGGAAAAGGACACCACACAGGCAGCGTTGATCGAAGCCGTGAAAGCGGATCTGAAAATCTGAGCCAAACCATGAAAACAAGGAGCCAATCAAAGACAATCTGTGAAAATCCGGGGGAATAAAAAAATCTTTGATTGGAGGTACCGGGTATGAGCATTATCTGGAAGTATCTTGATAAACGGTCGGCGGCTGTGGACGCCTTGAAGGATTACGGCAGCATGAAATTTATTATCGGCCACACGGATGACGAAATCAAAAGAGCCTATGAGAAAATGGAAGGCGTAAGCAGCCCGCAGCTTGACGGGATGCCCCGCAGCCATAATCCGCAGGCTTCAGAGGAGAGGATCGTCAAGGGCATTGAGGAGATCGATGTTTTGAAGGAGCGTTACCGGCAGGCGGTAGAATACATGGCGTGGTTCGTCCCAGCCTGGGAAGAACTGACGGAGGATGAACGGTATGTGCTGGAAGCGTTCTATGGTGAGGACAACCAGTACGGAAGTAATGCCGCTGACGATGTGGCGGACTATTTCCAGATTGAACGGGCTTCCGCATACCGCAGGAAGAACCGGGCGCTGGAGCGTCTGACCACCCTCCTGTTTGGAAAAGCCTGATGTCCACTTTGTGAGATGAAGTTCCCAATTGGACATGGTACGATAGTAACATCGAAAACTGCATAAAGACAGCCAGCCTCATGGGAGAAATCCTGTGGGGCTTTCTTTATGCCCGGAGGAGGTGAGCCGATGCCAAGGAAACCAAAGCGGCCGTGTTCCTACCCCGGCTGTCCCAAGCTGACGGATGGCAGGTTCTGTGAGGAACATCAAAAGCTGGAGAATCAACGGTACGAAAAGTATGACCGGGACCCGGCAGCCAAGCGCAGGTATGGACGGGCATGGAAACGCATCCGTGACCGGTACATGAATGCACACCCGCTTTGTGAACGGTGCCAACGGGACGGCAGGCTCGTCAAGGCGGAGCAGGTGCATCACATCAAGCCTCTGGCAGAGGGCGGTGATCACAGCGAAACAAATCTTATGTCCTTATGTTCTTCTTGTCATGCGAAAATTCATGCAGAACGTGGGGATCGCTGGCACAATCACTAAAGGCCCCAAGGGCGGTCAAAATCTCTACGGCAGAGCGGCCGGGGAACGGGCGCGGGGTCTCGCGTGTGAAAAAGGCGAAATCAAAAGGGTAATTAAGGGCGACCGGCTGTGGCTGCTCATTTTTTTCGAGGAAAGGGGTGAGAAAATGCCGACAAAATCCAATAACACAGGTGGGCGCGGCGGTGCGAGACCCGGTGCGGGAAGAAAAAAGTCTGCGGTCAAGGAGAAAGCCGAGAACGGCAATCCGGGCGGGCGCAGACTGGAAGTGCTGGATATTCCCGAAGTCGAGGGTGTCGATATGCCAAAGCCCCATGAGTTTTTATCTGCCGAGCAGCGTGACGGGAGTACGCTCCAGGCGGAGGAGATCTACACGGAAACCTGGGAGTGGTTAAAGAAGGTGGGGTGCGCGGCGAAGGTGTCTCCCCAGCTTTTGGAGAGGTACGCCATGTGCAGCGCCCGCTGGATTCAGTGCGAGGAGATGACCAACCGCATGGGCTTCCTCTCCAAGCACCCGACTACCCAGAAGCCGATCCCGTCCCCGTTCATCAATATTGGTATCAACTACATGAACCAGGCGGTGCGGCTCTGGAACGAGATCTTCCAGATCGTAAAGGAAAACTGTAGCACGGATTACGGGGAGGTATCTCCCCAGGATGATCTGATGGAGCGATTGCTCCGGGCAAGGAAGGGGTGAAATCATGTTTGAAAAAGTAAATCCATACCACCCGGATAAGGTGGCGGACCGTATCGCCGGCGCTCTGGTGGATGCGGCGTACAGGAAAGAAGAAAATCCCAGGATCGCTGTGGAAGTCCTCATCGGTCACGGCGTCTGCCACATCATTGCGGAGAGTTCCGTACACATTTCGCTGGATGAGGTGGATGCCATTGTGAAGCGCATCAGCGGGAATCTGCACACGGATTATGTGAAAGTGCCGCAGGACGGACGCCTTGCCGGGAACCAGGCAGACGGAATCCGCTGCGGCGACAACGGCATCTTCAAAGGAATGCCGGTCACGGAGGAGCAGAAAGCCCTCTGTGAGATCGCCAAAAGTGTGTATCACACTTACCCTTTTGATGGGAAGTACATCATTGACGAGGCAAGGCTGATCCTCTGCCAGAGCAATGCGCCCACAGCGGAACTGAAAAAGCTGTACCCCAACGCCGAGGTCAATCCCCTGGGCGACTGGACGGGCGGCACAGATGTGGATTCCGGTGCGACCAACCGTAAGCTGGGCAGCGACATGGCCGATTCGGTGACGGGCGGCGGACTGCACGGGAAAGACCTCTCCAAAGCGGATGTGTCTGTCAATATCTACGCTTGGCTGAAGGCGCAGGAAACCGGGAAGCCCGTGCAGCTTGCCTGCGCCATCGGGGATGATACGGTGGACGGCATTCCCTATAGAGAAATCGTGGAGACTGCCCGGAGATACATCCGGAGCCTTGGCGGTTTTGAGAAATTTGCGGAATGGGGGCTGGTGCGATGAAGACAACAACGGAAATGCAGCTTGTGCCGATTGCCAAGCTGGTACCCTATGTGAACAATGCCCGCACCCACTCCCCGGAGCAGATCACAAAACTGCGCTCGTCCCTGCGGGAGTTCGGCTTTATCAATCCCGTCATCATCGACCGGGATTTTAATGTGATCGCCGGTCACGGCAGAATCCTGGCGGCAAAGGAGGAAGGCATCACTGAGGTTCCCTGTGTGTTTGCAGACTACCTCAGTGAAGCTCAGAAGAAAGCCTATATCATTGCGGACAACCGTATGGCGATGGATGCCGGATGGGATGAGGAGCTTCTGCGGGTAGAGATTGAGTCTTTGCAGGGTATGGACTTTGATCCCCTGCTGACCGGTTTTGATGAAAAGGAACTGGCAGACCTGTTTGCGGATGATTCCGGCAGTGAAGCCAGGGATGACGATTTTGACCTGACCGCTGCGTTGGAGAAAGCCTCCTTTGTGGAGCGGGGCGATGTCTGGACAATCGGCCGGCACCGCCTTGTGTGTGGAGACGCCACCTCCGCCGAGGATGTAGCGAAGCTGATGGACGGCAGGAAGGCCAATCTCATCGTGACGGACCCGCCCTATGGCGTCTCCTTTAAAAGTTCCAGCGGCCTGACCATACAGAACGACTCCATGAAAGAGGAGGAATTTTATAACTTCCTCCTCTCTGCTTTTCAGTGCATGGCGGAGCATCTGGAGAAAGGCGGCGCGGCCTATGTGTTCCATGCAGATACTGAGGGGCTGAACTTTAGAAAAGCGTTCATTGACGCCGGATTTCATCTGGCTGGCGTGTGTATCTGGGTGAAGAACTCCCTGGTGCTGGGACGCTCAGACTACCAGTGGCAGCATGAGCCTGTGCTGTATGGATTTCTCCAAAACGGCAAGCACCCGTGGTATTCCGACCGCAAGCAGACTACCATCTGGAACTACGACAAACCGAAGCGCAACGCCAACCACCCGACCTCCAAGCCTCTGGATTTGCTGGGGTATCCCATCGGGAACTCCACCCAGGAGAACGCCGTGGTGATCGACACCTTTGGCGGTAGCGGTTCTACCATGATGGCCTGTGAACAGATGAACCGTGTCTGTTGCATGATGGAACTGGATGAGAAATACGCATCGGTCATTCTCCGCAGGGCCGTGGAGAACGGCATCCCGCCGGAGGATATTTTTGTAGAGAGAAACGGAGAGCAGATCCCATACTCCAATCTTGTGAAGGAGGTGGAGACATCGTGAACCCTATATATATCCATAGTAGAGAGCCGGACAGAGTCGGAAGAGATACACCAGATCCGTAGACTCTTACCCTGGGTAGTCTCTTTGACGGCTCCGGTGGTTTCCCGTTAGGCGGTTTGCTTTCCGGCATTGTGTACTACTCACAATTCCCGGAATTTTTGTTGTGACATATTTTGTCCCGGATTCGCTTGCTATTTCCGCTGCTTAGAGTGATTAATGTAGTACCGAAAAACAAGGAGGTACAGAGAATGCGAATTGAATTTTACAGAACAGGCGCGGAAAGGAAGGCGCTGGTAACAGCCATTGGAGAAATCCTGGAGGCCAGGCCGAAGTATAAAGGGATGCCAAGCGCCGCTTACGAAATTGACTACTACACGGTAACGAAAGACGGTACAGTGGAGTTTGATGACCGGACCGACAGCAAGGAGGTGGAAAACCTGCTGGAGCAGCTTGCTGACCGGGGAATCGTTGCAGCACCCGCAGAAATGGCACAGGCATGGCTTAACGCAAGGGCAGAGGAATTATCCAAGGCAAGTAAAACCGAGCCACAGGAGGCAAACGTGGGGCTTACGGTGGAAAT